ATTATCACGAAAACCTTTTTGTCCTACTGATACTTTATCATCTATACCATGTCTAATCTGAACTGCTTTTCTCATTACAGATTTACGTTTAACATACTCCCAATCTTCTTGTGTTGAACAACCAAGATACTTAACATTCTGAATTGCTCTTTGATATACATTACTTTCAGATGGAACAATAATCATAAACACAATTGGTGATGGTATCTTATTACAATTATTCAATACAAAATCTTGTAATCCAACATCACCGCCATGAACAACAATCAAGTCCCACTTCTCTAACAATATAGATGCTTCATTAGATACACGAATGCCATTTAAATCACCTTGATGTTCACCTGCAAATACTGCAACTTCATGTCCACGACTTAATGTTTCATCTGCCATGTCACGAACATAGTTTTCAGAACCACCAGGGTATGGTGCATATCTGTGAACAACATATAAAATCTTACTCATACTGTGCCTCTATCTCTCTACGCCATTCTGTTCTATCATATTGATGAACAATACAGAATTCTTTACCTGTGCTAGTTAAAACTTTACCGTTCTCAAATTTAGGACTTGGTTCTAATAGTTTAGGTCTAAATTCATCAATCTTTGATGGGTCTGCAGTGGTACCTAATTGACATGCCCACCCATCTTCAGATTTCATATAACGGCTATATGAATTATCTTTGTATGGTAATTGTGATATCATAAAATTAAATGTTGACTGATCACAAATAGGAATAGGTCTATTGATTGCTGCAGTAAAGATATTGATTGCAAGTGATTTCATTGCTTCATGTCTACCACCCAATACACCTACATTATAGATTTCATTATCTCTAAACTTCTCATGGATATATGGACCATAAGTTTCTAGTAGATTGTTATCACCCCAAGGTTCATCTTTATATAAAATACTTTCAGATGCAAACAATAATTGTTGGCGTTGACCTAATTGTTGTTCTAAAAACTTTGATGGATTGGTTTGAAATATAACATCTTTAACATCGGTAGTAATTACATACCGATATTCATGTGTAGATAGATGTTCGTAGATGTGTAAGAATCGTTCTACATGAACAGGTAATTTTGATTGGTAAACTAGATTACCATCTTTATCTTGATTGAATCCTATGATGTTTACACCGCAACTTGCAACTTGATATGCGGTTTTTGAATCACAATTCATTAAGATAAGGGCAATATCACCTTCAAATCCTGATCGTCTAATTGAAAGAACCCAATATTTAATTGTGTCCCACTTGTAGTTGGTACTGCATCCTATAATCAAATCTTTCATTATAAACTCCCTCAATATTATATAGTTTTACTTATCCTCTTGTTAGAGTAAGTATTTTTTGTATTTGTGTTTCTAATGCAACTTTACGATTAGGCCATTTAATAATTGGTTGATCTGCAGTCTTTAACAATTTAGTTAAGAATGGCAATACTAACTTCTCTACTTCTGCTAATCTTTCTTTATACTCTTCAACTGTATCATCTTTTTCAGCAATTATAGCATTATATTCTTCTTCATCTGTTGCAGTGAATCCAAAATCGTCATCACCATATTCCTGCATAATTTTATTTATATCATATTTGACTGTCATTACTTACTCCAATTCTTTGCGGCAGTAAAGTTGTCATGTGAGAATTCTAATCTATCAATTAGTTTAACTGCACCACCTTTAAGTTTATCTACTGCAACAAAACCTTCAGGATTAGATATCTTGAATCCATCATCGGTACGAATAAATGTACCTGCAACTTGTTTAATCTCTCTTAACTTACGAACAATCATATTCTTTGCATCAACTAGTTTGTTCTGTAAATCAAATATTAATTTTAATTGTGCAGTATTAGAACGATAGAATCTAAGAACTTCATTCTTTTCTGCAATCTTTCTAGTTTTAGTCTTTTCTAACTTTGCGGCAAGAATTTCTTTATTCTGTCTATCTTCTACCCATTTAATTAAATCTCTAGTATGTTGTGTTGTGTTCTTTATTTCTTGACCTTCACGAACTTTAGTATTATTAAATGTTTTGATTTGCATTAAGAATGTTTCACTGGTAGATATTCTATACAATGTCAATGAATTAATTTGAATGAGTATTCTTTGTGCTTCAGATATATGTCCTGCTAATTCTAAAGATTCTTGTTTAGTAAATGTTGCAGTACCAGAAGCATCAATGAAAGATGCATCACGATACCAAACATCTTTAGATGCTTTTAAGTTACCAATATCAATATTGAAAGATGATTTCATATCTGCTAGTGTATCACCACCAGAATATGCAGTATGAAATACAATACCCATTTGTGATGCAAGAATTGTTTTTGCTAATTTAGAATCTTCAGGTATTGCATAGACTAAAGTATTAGGTTGAAATGTAATATACTTTTCACCATTGATAGTTTCTTTTTTGATATCTTCTTTAGCAAACATCATATCACCTTGAAGAATACCATCAATGTTTAATTTCTTAAGATATTTCAATGCAATCTTTAATTTATTATTGAGACCTTCACCTGGATGATTTTTATCTATATCGGCATTTGTATAGTTTAGTTTAGGATTGTTTGCGAATACACCTTTAGTACCAACAAAGAACTTATCGTTTTCTGGATTGATACCACAGATGATTGCGGGTGCACCATCCCATTTAGTAGTTACATTGACTTTACTTTCTGAACTACTAGCAAGCATATCTTTAAGAGAACGAAGAAAGTTAATGGCTGCTTTAGAACCAGCAACACCATTATTTAATACTTCATCTTCTAAATGTTCTAGGTGAACATTTTTACCTTCTTTTGATTCGTTTATAAATTCTATGAATTTCATTTTATGATATCTTTATGAAAGGACCAAATGTATCGTAAGACCTTATATTTTTCTTTTGTGCTAAAAATGACATATCTGTTATTAACCCACGCATTTGTTTTTCATCTATTGAAAGAAGAAAGTTTATAAATTCAAATCCCATTAATTTACAGGTAGCATTTGTAGCAATTGGACCACCTTTACTTAGAGAATCAGAAACATTTATTACGAATTGTTTATAGTCTACACCAATATCTTTAACATTATTTTTAACTTTTTCAAACATTGCTTTATAATTTTTACCTTTAGTTAAATTATCAACAAATTCTTTATTGGTTCTTGGAAATTTGTTATAATCATTTACGAAGGCATCTCTCTGTATTTTATTGATTAAAGATACAATTAAATCAACAGGAACTTTACCACCTCTTGCAGCACCTTTTCCTTGTATTGTCAATTCAAATTTCAAATTACTTCCATTAGCACTTTCTGAAGAATTTGCTTTAATTTGAAAATTGTATATGCTACCAGAGTGTAAATCTTCAGCAAATATTCTTACATCTTGTGTAAAGGTTCCTCTTGCTGATTTGCCACTAGTCAATGCAAAATTACATACAAAATCTTCTTTAGGATCAATTTTAAATGGGTCTGCAACAGTATCTATTAATGCTTTATTTTCTTTTATATTCTCTTTTACTTTATCAAAATTAACCTCTTCAATGTGGGCACCACTATCAGTCAACTTCAATGATATGCCAACTACTTTAGGATTCTTACCTGTTAATAAATCAATTAATACGGAATTCAAATAAAGTATTCCTGCTCTGAGATGTTGTTCTAATTTAGCACCTTGATATTTTTTTGATAATTTGTCATAATCAATAATATCTTTCATCTTATCATTAACATATTTTTCAACTGCTTCAGGTGTTCCTTTAACTGCCCATACATCAGCAGGATTCCATGTATCTTTTTGTGATATACCAAACTTAGTTTTTATAAGTTTAGTAATAAACTCCATAAAACCACCATCTCTTTCAAACCTCTGAAATGTTGTATTTGAATATTTCTCAAGTAATACTTTTTGACTAAAATAAAAAGAATTTAACCAATCATGATATGGAAATCCAAAACTTCCTTTAACTTCAAATATTTTTCTTAATTCTGATAAATCATCTTTGAAAACTTCTAATAGTAAATCTTCAGGTAAAACTTTTTTAGTTAATACAACAGGATTTGTTTTTAATTTAACCATTGATGATTTTAACTTCTTACTATAATCTACATTATTAACTAATGCTTGTTCAAAAATATATGCAGCACCACGTTCTTGCCATGCAGTCTTAACAGTTACTTTTTGACCTGCAGATGCAGTTCCATAATGTCCTTTAACTTCTGATTTGGTTAATAATACATTGTAAGGCAATTCTACATTGGTTATTTTATTAACTAATTGAAATTGATAAGCAGCCCTCTTAGATTCATATATTGTTTTACCTTTAGATTTTCTAACAGACTTAAATAAAATATCTTTAGATTTTATAGTTTTAGGCAGAAAATTACCAACAAGTGTTTCAATAGTAGAATCTACTGTATAATAAGGATTTGCAACTCCTTTAGCACTATAATCCGGATCTATTGTCATTCAAAAAACTCCTAGTTGTATTGAAGTATTTATAATAACATTATTATCTTATAATGTCAAGCGAAAAACTTAGATAAATCATTCTTCTCAATATAATTAGAATTGCCTCTCTTAAATACCCATATTGGTTCAATGAAAATATCCTTTAACTCTGCCGCATTAGGTCTTGCCATCATCCGCATACCAATCTTACCAATATAATGTGAACCTTCAAATGAACCAAAATAATCTACCATATCATCACATAATGGCAACCTTTTAGACCCCTTATTCCTAGGTTCAATGATGTTTATCATCATATACCCATTATCCTTTATAGTCTTCCATACCATCTCTGTTACTTTAAAAAAGAAATCATATTTCCAACCATTAAATGAATCATATCTAGACCAAGATTGATTAGATACTTTATCAGTATCAGATGCATACTTCTCAGTTTCAAAATATGGCGGTGATGTAAAATAGAAATCAAATGTATCTACATATAAATTCCAATCTACATCCTCAGAAGGTAAGTTCCATATCTTAACTGTCTTTTTACCTATACATTCAAAATAGTTTTCACTTTCAATTAACTGTGGTTTGCCACCAAGCATCTTCTCATATTCTAAACATTGTTTCTTGTATACTTCAAATACATCAGGATTAGGATCACAACCGACATATAACTTCGTTGATGGTGTTGCATAGAAACCTGCTAATCTATCACCCCACCCACATGAAGTATCCAATACATTAACTGCATCATGTTTCTCATATAATGCTTTTGCTACAGATGGTTTAAATTGTGTTGCAGTATATGTACCTAATCTAAAACTATCTCTAAAACTACCTTCATCCAAATCACCACTCATTACACCAGGACGCCAAAATATCCAATTCATTCCACTCAAGTGTCTACTAGCAACAGAAAATTCTTTATTATACCATATGTCCATTGGTGCAGCTTCTTTATTTGATCCACATTTCAATCTATTCTCTTGCTGAAAATAATCACTTACATCATTATATGCATGTGACTTATCAATAACACCTAATGGAGAATCAGAATATTTGTATTTGTAATCATATCGTTCTTCCACTACAGGAAAATCTTTATATTCCTCTAAATGAGATTTCTTACTAAACTTAACAAATAAATCTTTCATCCTATATTCACCAATAATTCTTGTGGGAAAAGTTATATCGTTTTTATGAATATATTCTGCTAATGATTGTCTAATATCATCTTTATCATGTAACTGAATAAACTCTAACCAATTCTTATTACTAATCTTTGGTATACCACGTTCATCACAGTTATCTGCAAAGTATTTTACTATCTCTTCCTTTATCATACTTTAAGTCCACCAAATCTCTGCTTAAAATTATGTTTTGAATTAGAATCAAACTTATTAATTGGTGGATCATCTTGACCAGAATCAGATAGTTGTTGTGCATTAGATTCAACATCATATAGTCTCATCTTTGCTTTATCTACACCAACAACAAACTTCTTATTAGCACCTGGATCACCATAACGATTCTTCAATTGTTTTACCATAATCTGATTCAACTGTTCCAATTCTTCAGTTGATATCAATGCAAACATAAAGTCTGCAGTTGCAGGTAAACCAAAACTCTCACTGGTATCAGTCAAATCTACATCACTATTACTGAAACCACTTCTTGTTGTTTGTGTTGCAGATACAATAGGCACATTAAACTCTACTGCAAGACCTCTTAACTCTTCTGCAATTGCTTTAATATACGTATATGAATTAACAGATGAACCCATCTTCATTCTTGATGAACAACAGATATTCAAATAATCAATAAAGATAATATCTGGAAAGAAACTCTTCTTCAATCTCAACTCATTCAATAAAGACCTAAAGTGTCCAGCATGTGCAGATGCAGTTGGATATTCTTTAATGATTAACTTACCTTGAGTCTTGTTTCTCAATACAGAAAACTTTCTTTCATAATCATCTTTAGAGATTACATGCGATTCATCCATTGTTACATTCAATAGATTAGCATCAATTCGTTCTGCAATCTTTTCTTCTGCCATTTCCATTGTAATATACAAAACATTATTACCTTGAGATATACACGCAGAGGACATATGACACATAAACAAAGATTTACCTACACCAGTACCAGCAAGTGCAATGTTCAATGTCTTTTGTGGCAA